GGCTTTTAAAGCACATGAGACTAGTAGTGTGTAGCGATGAGCAGTCTAAGACTCCATTGGTTAATGCAACTCTATATAGGTATCGATCTAATGTACATCCAGCTGAAAATGCATTTCTCGCATGTAACCAAATCGCTGAAATCATACTCGTTATTAATTGTTCAAATTTTGATAAATTTAGTGAAAATGTTAGGTCGAATGGCATTTGCTGTGTGGACACTAGAGGTAATGATGATCTTTTTAAATCTGTTGTATCTGGAAATTGTTTATTTAACGAAAATGAAGTTATTACTATTGATTATGGTTATTATAGGTATAAAACGTTACGAACCATGTTTACGTATATCTTTAGCTTTCCGAAAACAGAATTCAAATGGGAATCAGTACCACCAAGTGAACTGTGCAACGATGATGACATTTTAACTAATTATTTATATAGAAGTGATAAATCAGTTAAATTTGAGGAATTTATTCAGCAGAAAATATTGGAAAGACTATCTTTTGCGTTACGACACGAAAAGTATGAAAGTAGGCTACTGAGAACAAAAGTATATAATCTATATAAAAATGAAAAACCAATAGTAATAGGTCCTAGGAATGAATCGATGTTCGAGCTATTAAGTTTAAACTTTACATACTATTCAGCGAATGAATTTACAGTTAAAGATCTATCATCATTACAATCATCTAGATTTCGGGAAATTACTTTGAATGAATTTGATGTGGGGCAGTATAAAAACATGTTGAATTTTTTATCTTTATATTATTATCACGTTAATCATTATGGATTACCAAATCGTATAGTAATAATAGGATCATATCCATCTAAATGGTTAATATTGCTACGGAATTCAGGGCTGAATTGTGAGATTATACTATATGATGTGAAATTAGATGATAGTCAAAAAGACATAAGAGAATTTGTATTTAGGAATAAATTTTATACATTTGATGACTCGTACACAGATATAATAGATAATTCAATAGTTTATCTAGATGCTAGAATTGAGTATTCACGAGATAGTGAAATAGATCGTCGTAAAAAGATAGAATTAGATACTAAAATATATTTTGAATGGTGTGATCGTCTAGTCAGACACTTTAATAAAGTAACTATTATGTGCAAATATACAGCTATGAATGGTAATTTATACAAAAATATTAAATTAGTAAATCACATCAGAACATCTATTAGAAGTGAAGTGTATTTATTATTTAACATAGATGACGTTAGTTCAGAGAAAGTATATATAGATAAAGGTAAGATATATTCATTTATACAAAATCACATAACGGATAATGTGTTTATAGGAAAAACCTTCAAAGTAACTAAGATAAATAAAAGTACCAGACCAGTAGTTGCATTATACTCTCTATCAAATACGTTGAATGACAGGAAATTATGCTTATCATATATCAATACGACGCGGAGAGGTATTTTAACATATAGAGCCAGAAATAATTTTACAAATGAGGATCTAATATCTTATGATAAGTTTAAAGATTATTCATGTTTGCGTACTGAATTAAAATCAAGTGATAATTCAATAGTTACTTCATTGTCGGGAGCGTTAGGAGTGTTTGGTTGTCAAACAACATTTAATGACAAAGCTGACGGTAATGTCCATTTTCATGTCATTAAGGGAATAGAGAGAACTAATATTGACAAATATGCTTTGCACTTACAAATATCCAGAAGATCACAATTTTTGAGATTTACTGAGACAGCCACATCATTATCAGGTTATTTATTTCGTGATTTGGCGTCAGAGGGATTCTCCAATGATTTAAGTGAAACTGATAGTAATAATGCTGCTTCGGGCCACGTTTATAACGCTCTGATATACTTTAGATACAATTGGAGATTCGATTTAATATATTGGATGGAAAAACATATAAATAGTAATCAAATTCAGTCGGTTGGAACAAATTACTATAAACATTCTATAAGAGAAATAGTGAATGCTATTAATGCAGCTAAAAAATATGCGGAATTGCAAAATGACGAAACGTTAATTAATTATATCAACACATTGATTCAGTTGTATCCTACCAATCTTCTTAGGCGGTAACACGCAGTCCTGCTCATCCCCTTTATGTGACC